ATCTATTGCTCCCAAGGATTTGATTAACTTAGAAAACCTAAACGAGGCTATTCGCTTACTAGGTGTTATCAACGCTGGCAATTTAGCCAACGCTTCAGGATCTTTTAGACCGACCACAGAATCAGTAGCGGCTGCAATAGGAGCGCGTGCGGGCACAGATATCTCCGGAGCTTTTGATCCCCGCGTAATCTATGGCGGTCAAAGAATTGATCAAGCAGGTAATTACAATGCTTACAACCCGGAAATGGCGTACGCGATGTCATCTGCCGGACGAGCTGCTGCAACTGCCGGAATGACTAACAACATTACAGTGAACACAGGTATAGGAGATCCTAACGCTATTGCTGAGGCTATTGACGATGTACTTCGTCAGGCTCGCTCTAGAGGAACGCTGGTCGCGTTGCCATGACATGGCTTCCAGAATGGCGAGTCACTGTTGGAGATGATGTTTATACAACTGTCACCTCTGTATCTTTTGCATCCGGCCGTTTAGACATTGATCGTCAGCCTACGGCAGGTTACTGCCGAGTAGAGATCATCAATACCACTGGGGCAGATTTCACCATCAATGTTACCGAGCCAGTATTGCTAGAGCTAAAGAATGGCAGCGGCACTTATGTCACAGTATTCGGTGGAGAAGTATCAGACTTCAACATCGGAGTAAGAAGCCCAGAGGAATCAGGCTTTATCACTACTGGCACGATCCTAGGTATTGGATCTCTGGCTAGACTGACCAAGGCTGTTTTTAACACAGCCCTTGCAGAAGGATTAGACGGCACACAGATCGCCACTATCTTAGGCTCAGCCCTCAATCTTACATGGGCAGAAGTTACCCCTACGCTGACATGGGATACCTATCCGGCCACACAGACTTGGCTTGATGCTGAGTCCTACATCGGGACAATTGATTCAGGCTTTTACACCATGATTAACCTTGCAGCTAACGCATCTGCTAAATCTCAAAGCCTTGCAGATCAGATCGCTACTAGCGCACTAGGTCAAATCTATGAGGAAAAGGATGGCGATGTCTCTTATGACGATGCAGACCATCGCTCAAACTATTTAGCTGCTAACGGCTTTACAAACCTTGATGCCTCTTATGCAACTCCTAGATCAATTACATCTCAGACACAGATAGCCCGTATCCGAAACAGCCTGATCTATCGCTACGGCGCAGGCTACGCGAGCACTTACAGTACCTCTGATACCGATTCTATTGCTTCTTACGGCCTTTTTGAGTTCTCTACTGACTCAAACATCAAGAACCTTGCAGACATAACTGACATCGCCTCCAGAGAGTTAAAACTGCGCAAAAACCCTAGAGGTTCCCTTGGAGCCATTACCTTTAGATTAGATAATCCGGACATGCCGACAGCGATGCTTGACAGCCTTATTGGGGTTTTCTTTGGTCAGCCAGTATTAATCAACAACCTACCGTCTAACCTACTGGGCGGAACCTTCGATGGTTTCGTGGAGAATGTGGCTCTTAACGCCACCCCTACTTATGTGGACATGACTCTCTATGTCTCAGCGACAGACTTCTCACTCAGCACAACACAATGGGAAACAGTATTGCCTGCATCACTAATTTGGACAGGCGTGAATGGTACACTTACTTGGACAAATGCGACAGGAGCACTAACCTAATATGGCCGCTTATACAACGAATTATCAGTTTGATGTACCCACATCAAGTGACCTAGTCAAGAATGGTGCAACACAGATTGCCCTGCTAGGTCAGGATTTAGACACATTCCTATTCCGTCCATTTAGCCGCAATGCGATGATCAACGGTGGCTGCGAAATAGCACAACGTGGAACAGCAGCAGTAACATTAACAGCAGCTTCATTCCTTTACCCTGTCGATCGAATGTTCGTAGGCCGATCATCTGGAACAACAGGTGCAACTGCTCAACAAATTAACAGCACCACACTTACAGGTTTCAACAATGCAGTTCGCATTCAACGCACAGCAGGAAACACTTCTACAAACGATCTTTACATTGGTCAATCATTAGAGACACTAAACTCAACACCTTTAGCAGGTCAGACTGTAACTCTTAGCTTCTATGCTCGCGCTGGCGCTAACTACTCAGCTGCTAGTTCTAACCTTGCAGTTAGATTGTACTCAGGTACAGGCACAGATCAGTCAGGTTTAGGATCAGCCTTTACTGGTACTGCTTCCCCTGTAAGCACTTCCCAAGTTATCACTACTTCATGGGTTCGTTACTCTTTCACTGCAACAATTTCATCTGCTGCAACTCAATTGCAATTCTTAGCCTTTTACACTCCAAGCGGTACTGCTGGAGCAGCTGATTATTTTGATATAACTGGAATCATGTTAGAAGTTGGCTCTCAGGTTTCGCCTTTTGTTCGCGCGGGCGGAACAATCCAAGGAGAATTAGCCGCTTGCCAGAGGTACTACGAAACAACTTACGATATTGGCACAGCAGCGGGAACTGCGACAGAAACAGGATCTTACGGGTTCTGCTTACAATGACTGCTAATCAAACTGGAACAGCAGACAGAATTGGTCAATCAGAGTTTAGAGTATATGCAGCATTAGGAACCGCTGGCGGTTTCTATGGACACTATGTAGCAAGCGCGGAGCTGTAATGACAACCTACAAAATCAAAGAAACAATTGACGGCGTTCAGTATTTAGAGGCAACAACGGAAGAAGGAGTTATCTCCTTTATTCCAATTGATGAATCTAATGCTGACTATCTGGCTTACTTAAAGCGCGATGAAGCCAAGACTGAGTAAGGCTGCAATACAGCTACGCGAGCAGTTCGATGATTCGTTCCCAGATCGTGACCGCACATCGGATGGCTGGATCGGTGATGTTAGACATCAATTACGCCCTAGCCATCATAATCCCAATGATCAAGGCTGGGTATTGGCCATCGATGTGGATCGTGATGTCAGTGGAAAGTCAAAACCGGACCTTATGCCAGATATTACAGATCAGATTCGTATCTTATGCAAGTCTAAAAAAGAAAAACGAATTGCCTATATTATCTTTGATGGTCGTATCGCCTCACCCAAAAAGAACTGGGCTTGGCGTACCTATGAGGGCTCCAACAAACACAATCACCACGCCCATTTCTCGTTTACGGAAGCGTCTGTTAATGATGGGGCTTTTTTTCAAGTACCTATGTTAGGAGCAAGTAATGAATGAACTCAAAGTAGCAGCAGGATCATGGACTAGAGCCTTTCTAGTAGCAGTCATCTCAATGGCAGCAGCCGGAGTTACAGATCCCAAGGCTCTTATTGCAGCTGGCATCGCATCTATTTTGCCTCCAGTATTGCGCTTCTTATCTCCAAACGATCCAGCACTAGGCATTAAAAAGTAATGAACGCCCTTAACTGGGCGGCTCTAGCAGTTGCAATAATCTCAATCGTTACTGGCTTTGCTGGTTCGGTTCGTTGGCTAGTAAAGCATTACTTAAGCGAGTTGAAGCCTAACTCTGGATCATCGCTGAGAGATCAAGTAACTAGATTAGAAGCGCGTGTCGATACCATCATCTCACTATTAGAGAAGTGACAATTATCCCATGGCAAGAAAACCAACCAAGGCACTAGAAGAACAAGGCTACTCTAAACTCGATGCTTGGTGCATTGGTGTTTATGAGTATTACCAATCATTGCGCCGCGCTGGTTTTAATGAGGGCATTGCGCTGTTTATGATTACAGACCTACCTTCGTATCCTAGATGGATCTTGCCTGATCCAGTCGAACCAGAAAGGTTCGGCGATTACGAAGATGAGGATGATGATTAAAAAACGCTATCTAGTGATCTCGGATCTTCAGATCCCCTATCACCACGAGCAAGCCGTTAAGAATCTAATCAAGCTAGTAAAGCGAGAGAAGTTCGATCTCGTATTAAACACCGGTGATGAACTGGATATGCAGTCTCAGAGCAAGTGGGCTAAGGGCACACATTTAGAATATGAGGGGCAATTAGATGCCGATAGAAGTCTGGCTCAAAACATCCTCTGGGATTTGGGCACAACCGACATTACAAGATCCAACCACACCGATCGTTTATACCACACTCTCGTTAGAGGAGCTCCTAGTCTCATCGGACTTCCAGAACTCGAATACTCCCGCTTTATGGGTTTCTCCGACATGGGGATCCGTTTCCATAAAAAGCCGTTCGAGTTCCACAGAGGATGGGTGCTCGTCCATGGAGACGAAGGATCAATGAACAGCAATGCCGGACTTACAGCCCTTGGTCTGGCTAAGAAGTTTGGCAAGTCAGTAGTCTGCGGACATACCCATAGAGCAGGCATCAGTGCCTTTACAGAGGGCATAGGAGCCTCATACAGGACTTTATGGGGCGTAGAGGCAGGTAATGTTATGGACAAGAAAAAAGCCTCTTATCTCAAGGCTGGCAGTGCTAATTGGCAGATGAGCGTGGCAGTCATTGAAACCCATGGAGACCGCGTATCACCGATGCTAGTGCCTATCAACAAGGACGGTAGCTTTACCCTTTACGGAAAACTCTACGCTTAGATAGGTCTAAATTTAGGTCTAAATCGTTATCGTTTCGTTACCTAAATGTGCTAGACATTGTCGGTTAGGCGTGAGACCGTATTCCTGTTAGCCAAGCAAGGGCCTTGGCGGCAGATAGGTAACAAAATGTCATTTGAAGTTCCAATTATAGTTATATTATTAGCAGCTAACGCGCTGTGGTATGTAGTGGGCTGGTCTCAAGGCTTTAACGAGGGCAAGCGCGAAGGCGTACTAGTAGGCAAGAACTATCAGCGAGTGACTCAAGATGCAAGCTAATGAAATCCTACTCACAGCAACCGACACGATCCGCGATCGTGGTCTTTCATACGGTCACCCTGCGGATAACCTGCAACACACCGCAATGCTCCTCAGTGCATACCTACAAACACCGATTCACGACTACCAAGTTGCAGGGATCATGGTCTTGGTCAAACTTGCAAGAACTAATCAATCAGCGCAGCACATCGACAACTGGGTCGATCTTTGCTCATACGGAGCA